CAAACTTATTTACGTCCCGCTCAACCAGTTGCGTGGAAATCGGATCCCGATATGTGGCTTGATAGTACAAATATAAAGGATGTTATGGATCAATATGAAAAAGATTTACCTGATTTTAAGTTTCTCGGTCCCTATCCGATTGACTTTGCGGCACCGGATCCATACAACCAAACCAAGACAAAATGCTTAATCAGCGAAATGTGTAGCATTGATTCAAAAGCACTTTTACGACAGGGTATTCATCGGATTGGTATTATTTACAATCTTGATCCCCATACAAAGAATGGAAGTCATTGGGTCGCAAACTATGTTGATTTGAAGAAACATCATTGTTATTATTTTGATTCCTATGGAATGGCTGTACCGGATCAGATTGAAAAGTTTATGCAATGGCTTACACTCGAAGATCCGAAGATGAAACTGGCTCGATGTGCTCGTCGATTCCAGTTCAAAGGTTCAGAATGTGGTATGTATTCAATGTATTTTATTATTCGTATGCTCATGGGCGAAGAGTTTCGCCATTTCTGTCGTCGCGCACCACGTGACGGTGCTATGCTTTCGCTTCGCAGTTGGTTATTCAGCACATAGACGAAGATCAGTGCCCTCTTTAAGGGCCTAAACCTTCGGATTCTCTTTACACTATAAATCGTAGGGCGTTTTAGATGTCAGGCACCCGTGAAGCCTTCTTTAGTGAAAAGAATGAGCAAATGCTAGATCGCTTACTCTACGACCATGTTCAACGTAAAAATGGTGTTGGGATTGATGATCGACAGAAGCAACGACTGGTCAAAACAGTCAAACATTATATGGGTGAAGTCTATCGTGTAAATACAGGCGCAACGATTCAAGTGCTGAACAAGGAGGTATTAGGTGCAGTGCTTCCCGACTATACGGCCTATTTGGATCGCCAACGTCAAATCGAAGTAAGCGAACAGACCGAAGTTGAGGTGGTCAACTCCACCGACCCCCTCCGGACAGACGTAGGTACGCGATTTGCCCTCATGCAAGAATCGAGAAATGAAGTAAAGGCCAAGCCTCCCGCACCTCCTGATTTCCGGATTCCGCTTGAGGAAGATGAATCTACAACTGCGCTGACACTGTTTGAGCAGGCACGGAAACAGCGTGAAGCTGAGGCAGCACGAACGGCTCTTGCTGTTCAGGAACAACTTCGACCCACGGAGGCAGGAACTATACCGAGGCCGCGCACACTTGAAAATGAGATTCCGAACTCAATGCCCATGCCTCCGGATATGCGAAGCTTATTTGGTATGCCGTCAAATGGACGTACACTCTATACCAAGGAAGCGAGTTCACTTCCCCAGGCTAATCCTACGATTGCGACTCCGACAGTGCGTTCAGAGCGCGGTGTATTACCCCAGGATTTTCTTCAAAAAGAAGATGATACTGTAAACTACAAGGAAAATGAGTTCAATCTCTTTTGTTACAGTGCGGATCGTGATTGGACGGTAAATACAGGTGAAAATCGTTACAACTTTACTGTAAACTTTAATCCTGGCAATGTTGTCACAAATAATGGTGTCCGTCCGAATACATCTACACAAATCCGTTTCAAGAATATTGTTCGCATTGAACTTGTAAAGACACTTGTACCGGTTGAAGGCATTGATACACTCATCAATCGCGATATTTCAGGTACAGCAGTTGGTGGTGCGCTACAGACTCGTATTTTTAACACGACTATCAATACAAATGCACTGTCATTTCCATATTTAATGCTTCGTGCTCCTGAACTTGAAACCAACAATGTAGGTACAAACTATGCGATTGACAGTGCTTTTGGATTAATCCAATATGATGCAAACTGGATCAGTGATAATGCGAATGTTACACAACGTGGTGGATATTTGGCCATGATTCCAAAGTTTATGAAATGCCAGAAGGTTTATCATCCAACACCTCTATCAACTCTACAAAAACTTACACTTCAGATTCAGCGTCCTGATGGAACTTTATTAAGTAGTGTTCCTGATACACTTGATATTAGTGGATTTGTACTTTCCAACTTAATTGGTGATCAGAATTTGTCAACCTATTATTCTAAGAATGGCGCAGGGGCTGGATACAGTCAATATATCTGGATTCAGACAACAAACTTTTTCAGTCGTTTTATGTTTACACAGGGTGATCGTGTACAGATAAAAAATCTAGCCTTTACCTCAGCCTTTTCAGGCGCAGCAGGACCTACACAGGATTTTATTAACTTTGTAACAGGTTCTCAAGGACTTCTCATTATTAATATTGGTTGGAGGAATGGAACTGTATATACAACGGGTTCAAATAATGTTGGTTATGCAAACTATATTATTGTGGAGGCTCAATACTATGATCCGACAACAGGTTCATCAAGTGTAAAACCTTTCGGTGGAGTGACAAGCGATGCATTTGCTACTGCTTTGAACAACGCAGGTGTAGTCCAAACGGGCCGTTTAATCAATCTAAGTCATCAGGTTCAGGTAGTCTTCCGTGTAATCACACGTGATATGGATGCCGCCAGTCGTTTACGTCCTGATAATCTCAACTAACAAGTAGAGAAATGGACCCGGGTCTACTTTTATTAGCCGGCGTAACAGCCGGTGCTACAGCCCTTCTTCGAGTCTTTAGAAAACCATCGAAAGAAGGATTTGATGCTGTCCCCGCAAATAACTATCCTGCGACGGTGACAACAGGTCAACAACTTTATAACAATCTTACACTCTCTTCGGATCCACGCGTACAGGCAGTTGAACTTTCAAGGCTACCGATTGAGCAACAAAATGCGATGGCAGGCGCAGTGAATGCTGCCCTTACGCCAACTGATGTTGATATATCAGATCCAAATAATCCTGTTGCGGGACGAGGCGTGAATACAAATCCAATGTATGTTCCTAATGATAACTCAATCATGTTAAAATCCGCATATTGCGAGAATATGAAGATTACAGATAGTGTATTTAATGATACACAGTTCAATCGTGATTGTGGAGTCTGTTTATCAGGAGGTACAACAAATAGCGGAACAGCCTTTACAGAAAAGAAAGGACTGTATATTGATCCTCAGGCAAAAATGGATATGATCTCCGCTCGTGACGCCGCAGGCAGTCCATACACAAATGCGAAGCCTTCAACGGGTAGCTGTACTGGCGCAACAGGAGGTGTAGGCAATCAATATAGTTTTGCCATCACAAGCGATGAACTTAAGAACTTTTCACGTCGCCATGACTGTGCGCAAAATAAAACACTCGATGGAAACTGCGCAGTCTGTTTACAAGATGGATCGTATACATATGTTGATAGTGGTAATATGGCAGTAGTTGATGTTGTTACATTCTATATAGCGGGTCTTGGAACAATGAGCGTATCCGTAGGTGGTAAAACAATATCATTTGGAAAGTCAACAGTGGTTCAACTCTCGACAACTCCTGTTTCCTTTAAGGCACAACTGAAAGAAGATTCATTTATGAACTTTACCATTGCGGCTCCTGATGATATGACTCCTGCGGAGTTCTATGGAGTTGTTGAAATCCCTCTTCAAACTGGGGGTGTATCTCAGATTCCCCTGGATAAACTTTTGTTAAATGACGATCAACTTGGTGGCAAGCCGCGGCGTGCCACTGATTTTCCCACTGTACAGACTCCAAATGGAACCGCACGATGTGCGCATCTTATGTCTGGCTTTTCAAAGGAATCCATGATTTTAACAGGATCATTTCCCTTTTTACTGCCGTCGACCTTTCCATTCAAGGGAGTCGATTGTCGCGGATCCATTCTACAGGGTAAGCCGTCCTCCGCAAGCATTTATGGAGCAGATCCTTGTTATAAACCCGCTGGACAAGGACCTGGAACATGGTCAGATGCCTGCCTCAAAGATCGTATTCTCAACAGTGGATGTACAACACAAGGAGATTTATATAAGGATCCATCCTCTCTTCAGTCACTTTCATTAGCTGAACTCCAAAAACAGCTGGATGTAGTTTCACAGAATCAATATTCGGATCCCGTTGCTTCGAAGAAATGTAATGGACGTGATATCAGCAGCCCATGTGATCAATATGTTAACTTTGATGTAAACTATACACCTGATATCTCACCTCAATGTATCAAGTTCCTATATTATAATGGAGGTGCTGGAAACCAGAATATTGGACCGACCTATACTGGACCTACAAATACATATTATAGTCTAGATTCCAAGGGAAATAAGATCTATTGTTTACCCGGTGCTGGATATGATCCCGATAAAAATACACGCATGGTCAGAGATTTACAAAGAAACAGTCGTACTGGAGCAGGCACAGGACGCATTGGAATCCCGTATATCCAGGACTTCTTCAATAAGGCTTACCAACGCGCAACTAACACAGGACTCAATGCGAATCTCCCGGATTCACAGGGCGGACGTGCTGATAGTGTAGGACAGTGTTTTGCGACCCTTGCCGCAGTCCCTGTTAGTATTGTTCCCGCAACAACAATGCCGAATGCGCGCTATGTTCGTCTATCCAATGCTTATCAGTGCCTACAGATTTCTCAGATCGCCTGTTATGACAACCAGGGAAATAACCAGGCCTTTGGAAAGCCCACGTCGTATTCAACAACCTATGGATATGGAAGCAAGGCGAACTATGCGGTGGATGGAACTATGAGAGCAAGATCCTTTCCACAGATTTTTCATTCTGGATGCCAAGCGAATGATTATTTTATGGTGGATATGAGTGCCGTATATCCGATTAAGCAGATTGTCTATTATAATCGTGCCGACTGTTGTCAGAATCGCGCAACGGGTATTGTAGTTGAACTCTTAGATGCGAATAAGCAAGTTGTCTGGAGTACAACTTTACAAGGAAATCAGATGAGTGAGTCAGTTCTCACATTTGCGAAACCGTATAATATTTAAAGTAGAAAGTAGATAGAAGGATGTTTCGAAGCCTGTATGAAGCATTTGATCCAACTGTTCAACAACAGTTGGATGCGAATATAACTCGCTATGCGACAACAGAACAAAATCTTGTAACTGGAAGTACAACAAGTAACTATAGCTTTCCGAACACAGGGCTTCAAACTCAGCAACAGCAGAGTTCAGATTCAGCTCTTCAAGGAGCTCTAGGAATCCTTGGAAACTCTTCGACTGGAGGTGGAGTGGGTTTGGCCCAGATTCTAACAGGTCCGCCCGATGACCTCGGTGTAAATCTACAGGCGTGTCGGCAATATCAAGGACTTACTGGTCTATCAAATCTACAGGCATCTCCACTTGGTACGGCGAGTGGAGGAAGTCGGTGTGGATGGCGATACAAACCTGGTCTAGGTCCCGTTCCGCAGGTTGCGCAAGCGGCCTATGGAAATAGTAGTGGTCCTCTCGATACATCAAGTCCGCAAACAGATTCTATAGGAAATGGAACAAAATATTATTGGGATCTTCAGGCTGCTGACAAGGCCATGGTAACTGATATCTGTAAATCCGCAACTTCTTGCATGGATATGACGGCGGTTCCGATCACCGCGGTTGGAAACTTTAAAGATCTCTGCGGATATTGTACAACAAGTCAAAAGGTCATACCCATCAAGCGCCAGGGAAATACAGTAATGCCTCGTTATGGTGATGTAGATTCTCAATGTAGCAGTGATAAGATTATTACAGCGGACAATGCGAAGACACAATGTCCTGCACCTGATCCTGGTGCACCACCGCAGGCTCAGCAGCCGTATTGGAAATGTTTTAATACTCCACTTGATCGTGATTGTGTTGCACTGACTGCGCAGTTTGCTGGATGTAGCCCTGGAGGAACACTTGCGGCAGCGTTGAGCCAAGGCACAAATCAACAGGATTATGCGGATAAGCTTCGTCTTAAGAAATCTTTTCAAGTCTATCAAAGTCTCGCAAATCCTGTACTAAATGATGATGTGATTCGTCAAGGCAATGGAACACTCTTCGCATCTTTTATGAACTTTTGGAATGTAAATCGTTCCATGTATGCGACTGATAATGAAAAGTTATCGGTCTCTGCGCGTGATTTATGCCAACAGACAGGTCTGTATGAACAATACAACTTCTGTTCTGATTTAACGGATGGAACACGGGAGTTTGAAGCGAACTGTATGCAGAAGGAGTTTTTAGCACGGGGTGGAAATGTTCAGGGCACTGCATATCCTAAGGATAAAGCGGCTGCTTCAGGTAAAACCTGGGGAGAGTACAAGAAGAGCCTTGATACACTCGTCACAGCTACACGATCAACAGATGCGACTACACAGAGAAATGCTCTTAATCAACTTACAGGTCTTGGGCTTCAAGCGATCCCCACTTCGCTTCCGCGTGGCGAGAATAATCAAGGCACGGAGGTTTTCTGGTTTGATCGTCAGAATGGTGGTGTATTAATGGGTCGTCGTCCTGTAATGTCAGTGACAGGAAGCAATATTCCTAACTTTGATGTGGGCGGCGGAGAGGTTGAGGGTACAGGATTATACGATTGGGTCGAGTTTGTAAGTTTCTGCGATTTACGTCCAGTTGGGAATATGAATCTTAAGTTTGGTGTTGTCACAGACGATGGATTCGCATGGGCGATTAACCAGGATATCTTTAATATTACAGATTGGTCAAGGGCCTTTTCTCGTTATTATGATCAGGCGCCTTCCTGGCACCAGTCTGACTGTGTGCCGGTTTCAGCCGATTCAACCAATCGGCCGAATATCTTTAGTCTTACGTATTTTGAAACAGGCGGCGGCGCGACTTTCCGTCCGTATTTCATGGATTGTGCGAAAGGAAACTGGGAACAACCGGCAGCCAATGGAAATGTGAGTGCGGTCTGGAAGGACATGTGTTATTTTACACAGGAAGTTGAGGCACCGGCTCTTTCTTTTCAGCCGTATCAACGTAAAAATACTTTACAGTTTTGTGAGAAGCGTATGTGGAGTAAGTTTCTGACAGCAGCTCAGCCGAAAACAGTTCGATATGGTCCCGTTACAAACTCTGTGCTTGCTCCTGGAACGAATGCGATGACTCTCGCAAACTCAACTTGGTTTATGAATAAATCGATTGCCTTTACTGGATTCCGTACAGTAACTCTATGTTTTTCTCTTCAGGATTTTAATTCAAATGGTCAGGCTCCACTTTTCTTATGGGGATTCCAATATGGATATGTAATGAATATTGCGAAAGTAAATGATGTTAACTATACTGTAACTTTACAATCGTATTTTCCTGGACAAAATGGAGTTACATCGACGGCATATACAATCGAAATAGGAAAATGGTATATGGCGACACTGATTCAAGTACCGATTTCAAGTTTCAGTAAAAATATTGGATCTATAAAGTTCTTTGTACAAAGTGTTGAAAATCTTGCCGCGGGTAAAATCGCTCCTGCTGGTGGAATCTACAGCTTTTCAGCAGGAGGAACCTTACTGAAAGAATATAAAGCAGATCGTAGTTCTAGAGGATCTGTTTCTATAAATGGATTTTTTGGAAATAATCCAGCTCAAATGACAACATCTGTTGCATGGGTTCATTTCTTTGATCAGGAGTTCAATACAACGGATCCTGCTGTCTGGAAAAAAGAGGTTACATCTGGATGGCAAGGACGCTGGTTTGAGTAAAATACAACATAGGCTATTTGAAATAGAGGTTGTTGTATTACGCGTGGGTGTTGGAAGCAGACGCGGATGCGGATGCTGAAGGAGATGGAGAGGCCGAGGATGAGGATGAGGATGAGCTGGTTGAAGTGCTTGTTGGTAGCGAAGAGGGTGTTGAGGCTGGACTTGTTGTAGGGAATGATGAGGGAGTTGCGAGCGGACTCGTTGTTGGCAAAGAAGATCCGCTTGGAACAGATGACGGAGATGAAGAGGCTGATGTACTTGCCGAGGAGCTAGATGAGCTGGTTGAAGTGCTTGTTGGTAGTGAAGAGGGAGTTGCGAGTGAACTCGTTGTTGGCAGTGATGATGCGCTTGGAAGAGATGAAGGAGTTGCGAGTGAACTCGTCGTTGGCAAAGAAGATGCGCTTGGAATAGATGAAGGCGTTGCGAGTGAACTCGTCGTTGGCAAAGAAGATGCACTTGGAAGTGATGAAGGAGTTGCGAGTGAACTCGTTGTAGGAAGCGAAGATGCTGATGTACTTACGCTTGATGTTGATGTAGAAAGAGGAGACATAGTTGGCAGTGATGATAGTGTTGCCATTTGACTCTTCGTGGGTAGTGAGGAAGCACTTGGAAGCGATGAAGATGTTGCGGGTGGACTCTTTGTTGGAAATGCAGATTGACTTGACACTGTACTCTTTGTTGGAAGTGAAGAGAAACTTGCTGTCGCAGTACTTGTACTCGTAACCGATGCGGATGCAGAAGGAGATGCACTTGAAGATACACTTGCGGATGAACTCGCATACCCTGTATATGTTGCCGTAACAGAAGCAGATGTAGAAACACTTGCTGATTGACTCGCAAATGCGCTATATGTTGTAGTTGCGCTCACTGAATATGTTGCGCTTGGACTCGCAGAATATGAAGCAACACCTGAATATGTCGCAGTGCCGCTTGTCGATGGCCACGCAGAATAACTTGCGGTAGCACTTGTGGATGGCCATGAAGAATAGGTTGCTGTTCCGCTTGCCGTAAAGGTTGGAATCGGTCCAACAGAAACAGTTTGATTCCCTCCAAGAAGAGATGGATTATTCGTACTCGCAGGAACTGGCTTAGAATAGACAACACTTACTGAAACAACTGCTGCGGCGAGGCCCGCTAGCATAGAAAGCTTAACAATACCAAGATTAGCCTGAACCAGATTTGAGAGAAACTGTAGAAGAGGCGGGGGAGGAGGTGATAGCGCAGGCGGAGAGGTTGGATTCGATAGCTTCGGTGTAGATGGGGGTGTAAGTGGACGTACATGAGTATATCTCACAAGCAGCGGGTTATCATACTGAATATTTGGTCCTTGCTGCATTTTTACCGTTCTATCTATTATATTTGTGGATTCAACAAATCAATTTTAGCCGCTCGCGGCCTGCGTGAATCTATATCTTTTTCATTCTTTTGTTCGCTGTAGTTGGATGGATACGATTGATAAAATCTATGTATTAGTTCATCCAGTGTATGAAAAAGATAGGCTTAATCGTATTCGTAAACATATACTTGAAGTTGGATTACCGGCAGAGAAGATTATTTTTGCCGCATCCTGTTGGGGATCTGAACTTTCTTCACAAACTATCTTCTCAGTATGGGATCCTTTTATACGTAGAGGAATACCAAATCTAACCTGGAAATCAAGGTGTCTAAGTAAAG